GTTTGATGACTTGGCAGACCGCGTAGACGTTGACACAATAGATGACAAAAAGCGTAAGAACAAAGGACACGATAGAGCGGCAGAACTATCTAACTTCCTGCGTGACTTCGGAGAAGATGTACGTAACAATATGAATGCAGTCAATAAAGAAAAAATTGCACTGGCGGGTCATCTTCTGAAAATGTCTAAACAAGCAACAGAATCAACAGAAGAAATTACAAGTATTGAAGAAAAGTTCGAGGTAATGGTTTCAGAATCATTCTCAAAGTTCGATATTATGTAACTTGCTATACTAAAGTATAAGAAAAAAGGGGGCGGAAGCTCCCTTTTTTTATGCAAAAAACGCTTGACAATGCTAAATAGATGTAGTAATATAAGTACATGCTCTAGAGAGGATGTGTTGATATTCATTAAGGCACAAAAACTAAAGCTAATATAAATCTAACATGGCTAACATAGGCTAATATAAAGGAAAACTAACATGGCTACACTAGCAGAAATCCGTGCAAAACTGCTTGCACAAGAAAACAAAGCAGAAACTAATTCAAATCAATCACGCGGCTCAGATGCACTATACCCGTTCTGGAATATGGACAACGATAGTACAGCAACAATCCGCTTTCTACCAGACTCATCAGCAGATAACGTATTCTTTTGGCGTGAGCGCCAAGTGATTAAGATGCCATTTGCAGGTGTTGTAGGCGGAGAACAAAAACCAATCCAAGTACAAGTTCCGTGCATTGAAATGTGGGGCGATACATGTCCTGTACATGCAGAAATTCGTCCATGGTTTAAAGATCCATCTATGGAAGACCTGGCACGTAAGTACTGGAAGAAGCGTTCTTATATCTTCCAAGGTTTTGTAGTACAAGATCCAATGAATGAAGAAACGCCAGATAATCCAATCCGTCGTTTCGTAATCGGTCCACAAATCTTTAAGTTGTTGAAATCAGCACTTATGGATCCGGACATGGAAAATCTTCCAACTGATTACGATGCAGGTACAGACTTCCGTTTGACAAAAACACAAAAAGGTCAGTATGCAGATTATTCAACATCTAATTGGGCTCGTAAAGAGCGTTCTCTAAATGAAGAAGAACGTTCAGCTATCGAAGCACATGGTCTTTCAGACTTGAACGACTTCATGCCAAAGCGTCCTACACAAGATGAAGTGAATGTTATCATGGAGATGTTCGAAGCATCAGTCGATGGTGAACTATATGATCCAATGCGTTGGGGTAACTTCTTCAAACCATATGGTTTGGATGTACCAGAAGGTGCAGAACCCAATAATTCATCAGGTTCATCTGCTCCTAAAGCAGCATCTGCGCCTCGCCCCGCTCCAGTAGCGGCGGCACCTGCTCCAGTGGCAGCTCCAGTAGATGACATCCCATTCAAATCGAATGAGGAAGTAGCGGCAGAGGCAGCTCCAGCGGCAACAGCAGATAGTGGTGCAGGCAAAGACGCATCAGACATTCTTGCAATGATCCGTTCACGTAAATCAGACTAATTATACTAGTCAACTTGGGAGGGCGTGGCCGTCCTCCCCTTTTTCACAAAATTTAATGGAGTTAGACTATGGCAAAAGCATTTGATGCGTCAAAGTTTCGTAAAAGTATTACAAAAGCAGTCCCAGGAATGTCTGTGGGCTTTCGTGATCCGGATACATGGATCTCAACAGGTAACTACTGTCTAAACAAGTTAATCTCAAATGACTTCTATAAAGGTATTCCACTTGGTAAAGTGACAGTACTAGCAGGAGAGTCTGGTGCAGGTAAATCATATATTGCATCTGGTAACATTATTAAGAATGCACAGGATCAAGGTATCTTTGTTGTTCTTATCGATAGTGAAAACGCACTGGATGAAAGCTGGCTACATGCACTAAACGTAAGTACAGAAGATGATAAGCTACTAAAATTGAACGTAGCTATGATTGATGATGTTGCTAAAATCATTTCAGACTTTATGACAGACTATCGTAAGGAGTACACAGATACACCTGACGAAGAACGTCCTAAGGTCCTGTTCGTACTTGACAGTTTGGGTATGATGTTGACACCAACAGATGTTAATCAGTTCGAAAAAGGTGAAATGAAAGGTGATATGGGTCGTAAGCCTAAAGCACTGTCAGCACTTGTTCGTAACTGTGTAAACATGTTCGGCGACTTCAATGTGGGTATGATTGCAACAAATCACACGTATGCATCACAAGATATGTTTGATCCAGATGATAAGATTTCAGGTGGACAAGGCTTTATCTATGCGTCTTCAATTGTTATCGCTATGCGTAAATTGAAATTGAAAACAGATGCAGAAGGTAACAAAACATCACAAGTACATGGTATTCGTGCCGCATGTAAAGTTGTTAAGACACGTTATTCAAAGCCATTTGAGAGTGTACAAGTAGAAATTCCGTATGAAACAGGTATGTCTCCTTATTCAGGACTACTTGAATTCTTTGAAGCTAAAGGTCTTCTAACTAAGCAAGGTAATCGTCTAAAGTATGTTACCAAGTCTGGTGAAGAAATCCTAGAGTTTCGTAAGAAGTGGACAGATGATAAACTAGATATTGTTATTGCAGATTGGAATAATGAAGATTTAGATGCAGAAGTACATGGTTTGGAAGCACTTGATGTTGATGCAAACGGAGATATTGTTGACGAAAACTCTGAACTTAATGAGGCATAAAAATGACTAAGTACTATTCGACAAAGACTTATGGTCATAACATTGGACTATCGGCTGTTTTCAGACAGCCGTTAGCACACTCTCATTGTAAGTTCTTGCATGGGTATAGTTTACAGTTTAAGTTTATTTTCGGTTGCGAAGAACTAGATGAACGCAATTGGGTAGTAGACTTTGGTGGTCTTAAACCGCTAAAGAAATGGTTAGAAGATAGCTTTGACCATAAAGTAGTAGTTGACAGGGAAGACCCAATGTTGTATAAGTTAAGTGAACTAGAATCATGTGGGCTTGCTGAACTTACACTATTTGATGGTGTAGGGGTTGAGAAGTTCGCAGAACATGCACATAAGTTTGCAGACCAACTAGTTCGTGAAATGACAGATAACCGATGTTACTGTGTAAGCGCAGAGTGTGCTGAACATGGAAGTAACTCAGCAATTTTTGAGGCATAAAAACAATGGCAGCAGTAGACGCAGAAGTAATTTTTGATATTTGGGAAGCATTTAAGCCTCTTGTTCCAGCTAAAGAACGTATGGCTGCGGCGGAACGTTTGATTAAACTATGTGATGATGTAGGCTTTCAAAAGACAGATATTGCAGAACTAACAGAGAACGACAAGATTCTTGAAACTGCGTTTGACATTTATTTTCAAGACGATGAAGATGAATACGATGAAGACGAAATGGATGAATACGAATAATGAGTTGGTATCGCAAAATTGTTGCTGACTGGAACTCTATACCAGCATGTCTAGATCACTTTGAAAAAGAACTAGCAGAAGCACGGTATGAAGTGAAAGTTCAGGGCAATATTGAAAAGAACGCTACAGAACTCCCAGCATTTGTAGAATTCCGTTTCGGTCAGTTACAGGAAATAGAAGCAATTCTAGAACATCTAAATATACAGTTACGTAAAAAGAGAAGTGAATATTTGCGTAAGTATTTAGAAAATTACAATAAAGCACTTAGTAGTAGGGATGCTGAAAAGTATGCAGATGGCGAAGCAGAAGTCGTTGCTATTTCAGAACTTATTAACCAAGTTGCACTAATGCGCAATCAGTATCAAGGTATTACTAAGGGATTTGAAATTAAGCATTTCCAATTAAGTAATATTATTAAGCTACGAGTAGCTGGTATGGAAGACGCAGACATAAACAATAGATATTAAGCTAGGCGCAATGTTGTTAAATACATTGCAATTTCGGAGAAGAGTATAAATGGGAATTCAAGTAGTCAAACGTGACGGTGACAGAGAAGAACTAGACCTAGAAAAAATGCACAAGGTCGTGTTCTTTGCATGTGACGGTATCGCTGGCGTATCACCAAGTGAGGTAGAGATTAAATCTCACATTCAGTTTTACGACGGTATTACTAGTTCAGAGATTCAAGAAACACTGATTAAGTCTGCCGCAGATTTGATTAGTGAGGACACACCTAACTATCAGTGGGTAGCAGGTAATCTAGTTAACTATCATCTTCGAAAGATGGTATACAATAGTTTTGAACCAGTACATATTTTAGACTTAGTAAAGAATAATGTAGAACGAGGATTCTACGATTCATCATTACTTGAAGACTATTCAAAAGAACAATGGGAAACACTAAACAGCTATATCAAGCATGACCGTGACTTCAATATTTCATATGTTGGTATGGAACAATTCCGTGGCAAGTATCTAGTTCAGAACCGTGTAACAAAAGAAGTGTTTGAGACACCTCAGATGGCTTACATGTTGATTGCCGCAACTCTATTCTCTAACTATCCAAATGAAACAAGAATGAAGTGGGTAAAAGATTACTATGATGCGATTAGTAATTTTGATATCTCACTCCCAACTCCAGTAATGGCAGGCGTTCGCACGCCACAGAGACAATTTTCCTCCTGTGTTCTAATTGAGACTGGTGACTCGCTTGATTCAATCAATGCGACATCTAGTTCGATTGTTAAGTATGTCTCACAGAAAGCTGGCATAGGTGTTAATGCTGGCGCTATTCGTGCGATTAATTCTCCAATTCGTAATGGAGATGCGTCCCATACTGGCGTTATCCCTTTTTATAAAATGTTCCAAGCGGCTGTTAAGTCATGTTCGCAAGGTGGTGTTCGTGGCGGAGCAGCAACTCTATACTATCCTATTTGGCATTTAGAAGTAGAAGACTTACTTGTTCTAAAGAACAACAAAGGCACAGAAGACAATCGTGTTCGTCACTTAGATTACGGCGTACAGTTCAACAAGCTAATGTATGAACGTCTAATGACTGGTGGAGATATCACTCTATTCTCGCCACAGGACGTCCCAGGACTATACGAAGCATTTTTTGCAGACCAAGATAAGTTCCGTGAACTATATGAGAAAGCAGAACGTAAGACATCTATTCGTAAGAAATCTATTACTGCAATCGATCTGTTCTCTGCATTCATGAATGAACGTAAGAACACTGGTCGCATCTATCTAATGAACGTAGACCATGCAAACGACCATGGATCGTTTAAACCAGATGTAGCACCAATTCGACAATCAAATCTTTGCTGTGAAATTAATCTTCCTACAAAGCCACTGAATGATTTGAACGATCCTGAGGGTGAGATTTCATTGTGTACGCTTAGTGCTATTAATTGGGGTAATATTAAAACTCCAGCAGACTTTGCTAAACCATGTGAACTATCAATTCGTGGACTAGATGCACTACTTGATTATCAAAAGTATCCAGTACTTGCGGCACAATTGTCAACAGAAAAACGCCGACCACTAGGTATCGGTATCATCAACTTCGCTTATTGGTTAGCTAAGAATGACACAAACTATTCGAACCCAAATCTTGAACTAGTAGATGAATGGGCAGAAGCGTGGAGCTACTACCTAATTAAAGCATCTAATACTCTTGCTAAAGAGCAAGGTAAATGTTCTGGTACAGATGAAACACGTTATGGTGACGGTGTTGTCCCAATGGATACTCGCAAACGTGATGTAGATGAACTTGCACCATATGTAGAACGTCAAGACTGGGACACACTACGTGCAGACTTGAAAGAGTATGGCATTCGTAACTCAACTGTTATGGCACTTATGCCAGCAGAAACATCAGCACAGATTTCAAACTCTACAAACGGAATTGAGCCACCGCGCTCACTTGTATCTGTTAAGCAATCCAAGCATGGTGTTCTAAAGCAAGTTGTGCCAGGTATTCATAAACTGAAAAATAAATATGAACTACTATGGGATCAACAATCACCAGAAGGCTACATTAAGATTATGGCGATCCTACAGAAATATATCGACCAAGGTATCTCAGTAAACACAAGCTACAATCCTGTATTCTTTGATGATGAAAAGATTCCTATGTCAGTAATGTTGCAACATCTAATTATGTTCTATAAATATGGTGGGAAGCAACTTTACTATTTTAATACATTCGACGGTCAAGGAGAGATTGACGTATCGAAACTAATGGAAGAACCACTAGCACAATCAGAAATCGATGATGACGATTGTGATGCGTGTGTAATTTAATAAACGAGAGAAATAAATGTCAGTATTCAATTCAAAAAACAAAGCAGACCATACAAAAGCACTAGCGTTTCTAGACCCAAATGGCGGTGTAGCAATTCAACGTTTCGATATGCTAAAGTATAAGCAGTTTGACAAACTAACAGACAAGCAACTTGGTTTCTTCTGGCGCCCAGAAGAAGTAGATGTAACTAAAGATTCAAATGATTTCAAAAATCTTACAGACCATGAGCGTCACATCTTTACGTCAAATCTAAAGCGTCAGATTCTACTAGACAGTGTACAAGGACGTGCGCCAGTAGAAGCATTCGGTCCACTAGTATCTATTCCAGAACTAGAAGCATGGATCCAAACTTGGACATTTAGTGAAACAATTCACAGTCGTTCATATACACATATTATTCGTAACGTATATTCTGACCCATCAAAAGTGTTTGACGGCATGATGGACATTGAAGAAATTATGGATTGTGCAGATGATATCTCAGAATGTTATGACCAGCTAATCGATATGACTTCATACTTCAATCTATTGGGCGAAGGTACGCATAATGTCAATGGGAATGAAGTAGTTGTAGACAAATACGAAATTAAAAAGTTGCTTTATAAAACTCTTATGAGCGTAAATATTCTTGAAGGAGTTCGTTTCTATGTCTCATTTGCTTGTTCATGGGCATTTGCAGAATTGAAGAAGATGGAAGGCAATGCTAAAATCATCAAGCTAATTGCACGTGATGAAAATCTACACTTGGCATCTACACAAACACTACTAAAACTTCTACCAAAAGATGATCCTGACTTTATTCAGATTGCTAAAGAGACAGAAGCAGAATGTATTCAAATGTTTGTAGACGCAGTAGAACAAGAAAAAGAATGGGCTCGGTATCTATTTAAAGACGGTTCAATGATCGGTCTGAACACTCAACTGTTAGCAGATTATATTGAATGGATTTGTTGTAAGCGTATGACCGCTGTTGGTCTTAAATGCCCTTACGCTACGCCGCAAGCCAACCCACTACCGTGGACAGCTAAGTGGATCTCGGGCGCAGATGTACAAGTAGCACCACAAGAAACAGAAATTTCATCATATGTTATCGGTGGGGTTAAGCAAGACGTTGACAATAACACATTCGGAGGCATGACACTATAATGGAACACGTATTTGATGAACAATGGATTAGACAAAAGAAGTTTAAAGTCGCTATGGAAAATGAAGTTATCCATATCCCTTCAAACGGTATTGACCATAAAGTAATTGATGCACAGTTACCTGGGTTCATTACAGGTGCAACTGGTGATGATAAGAAGCAGTTTATCTTAGACGTTGGTTGCGGCGATGGGTATGCAATGCAAAAGATGGTTGACATGGAGTATGAAAATGTACAAGGTATTACGCTACACCGCGAAGACCATCTTATGTGTAAAGAAAAAGGATTGACTTCTCATGTGATGAACTATAACTTTTCAGAGTTGATGAAGGGTTTCTTTCACGTAATTTGGATGCGTCAATCATTGCAGTTTTCATTCCAACCATTCTTTACAATGCTGGAACTTAATCGAATTATGCGTTTAAACGGTTGGGCATATATTGAAGTTCCTGATACATCTAATGACGGTGTTCCTCTTGGCACTCTGCATCGTGAGACATACGAGCGACTATTTAAATCAGCAGGGTTCAATATTATTCAGAGTGATAATATTACATTAACTCTAGGTGAAGTAAGCGAATCACATAACTTCTTTGCACTAGTAAAACGAGCAAATGTGTCACTTCCGGAACTCCCAGAAGAAGAATAAAAGTTAAAAAAAATTGTAAGTCATTGAAGCGCAAGGGTTTTCTCTTGCGCTTTTTTGTTGACATTCCTGCGAGACATGCTATATTAATTAAGTAATCAGAGAGAAAGAGAATCAACAATGAAAAAAGTAATCATCAACGCAGCAATCGACGGTACTTCTGCTCTTATGTCTGCAATCGCCTTTGCAGGAACTTTTTATTTCTTCGTGTCATAAAAAGGTTGACAATACTAACGAATCACTATATAAAGTAAGTATAGATTGATTAAACAGAAAGAGAACCTCTATGTCTATTCAGAAACTTATCGATGAAACGTACAGCTATTATGTAGAAGCACAAGGTACTGATCTTTCTGATCTATATAAAGATGATTTAAATGATTTTGAATCAGTACAATGGTTGATTAATGCGGACCTCACTGATGATGCTGCAGCAAAGATTGACAATATGGATACTGAACCACGTGAGCAGATCGTATTGGCTATTGCTGGTGAGTATGGCAATGGATATGTAGAAACTGTACTAGGTTATGAGGTATCATAAAAAAAGGTT